ATCTTTTTCGCGTATCTTGTCATAATTCCCTTAATTGGTGTGAAATTAAATGGATTATACATTGTTGGTGTTAATTGTAATGGTACGTATGGTGCGTAGATGTAACCTGTATCTAACAATGACGTTCCTTTGTGTCCCATCAATACTGTATTTGGTGGAAAATAAGGGTCACGGTAAACTTGGTAACGACCAGCTAATGTACCTACTCTTTCGATACCCATGTTGTATTGGTCTTGCTCAGGTGATGCGTTAGAAACGTGGAAGTATTCTAAATCATCAAAAATCGCAGAAACTTCAGAAGAAACAACAATCCAGTTAGCTCCACCTCTTAAAGTAGACTTGTGAATTTGTGCTGACAACTGATTAATCGCAGTGATTAATGTTTGGTTCCAATCTTTTTGAGTGTAGTTAGTTGTAGCAGAAATTCTTCTCCAACCATTGTAATCCCAACGTAAGTTCCAAGCCGCACCTTTACGTAAATCTCTTAAGATTTCACGGTCGATTTCAGCAGCAACTTGTTCAGATAATAAAGCCGTTAATTCAGCTTCAGCATCGATGTTGTGGAATGCAGCAACGTCTTGAGCTAACTCAGGAGACCATTGTGCTCTTAATTTTCTTTCAGTTACAGAAACTGTTACAGAATCTAATTCAAAAGAAACCTCACCGATTTTGTCTTCAAATTCTAATTCTTTGTAACGTCTAAACACTGCAGAGAACGCGTTGATATTAACACTAGCTCCAAGAGTAGTTCCTGTGTAACCATCTAAAGTAGAAGAACCACAATCAGCACATGCTGGACATGATAAATCAACTTCTAAATAGATACAACCTGTTGGTGAACAGATGTCATTGTATTGACCACCGTTACCAGTAGATGCCCATGATGTAGATGCCATACTGTTTAATCCTGATACAATTCCTTGACCGTATTGTTGAGTAACAACTCTGAACAATAATGATTTTGGTAAATGAGCTGAATCAAAAGCATTTTGACATTCAGTTGATGCAGTACTAGCAGACCATGTAGAGTCAGTATAAGTACCGTTAGCAAAAATTCTTAAATCAGCTAAGAAAGTTTCAGAATCATATTCGTTACCATCAGGTCCGATTAATTTTCCTGTACCTGCATTTGCAAATCCACACATTTTAACGATTACTTTTCTAACGTTTTGACCGTTTAATTCAGTTGTAACATCAGTTAAAGCTCCATTACTCCAAACTTGGATATCAGTACCTACAGTAACTGCAGACCATTGTCCTTTAGAGTAATCAAATAAACCTGGAGGGTCTAATTGTCCTTCATTTCCTTCATAGAATAAATCATAAAGATTTTTCTTACCGTAAGTTGAACCTGTACCGTAACCTACACCAGCTTGTCCTTGTGCAGCAGTTAAACCATCAACCGCACCGATTGGTCCGTAATGTTCACCTGATTGACCAGCGTAATCATTAGCAGGTGTTTGAGCAGTTCCGCCATCATACCCTTGAATTTTTGGTACGAAGTAGAATAATTTACCGATTGGTAAGTTCATTGCTTGTACAGAAACGATATCATTCGCTAATAATTTAGAGAATACACGTCTAACGATAGGGAATACAACAGTTTCAAATGAACCTGAAGAACCTTCTGCAGTAGCTTCGTTTATTAAGTGAGACGCTTGGTTCTCATATAACTGAGCTACGTTCTCTTTTAGGTGACCTTTAAGGCCTTCTAGGAATCCTAATTTATCCCATTTGTTGATAGTATCTTCTTTGATAACTTTAAGGTGTTTTAACCCGATGTTACCAACAAGACCTGATTCTAATAATGCTCCCATTTTAGTATTTGTTTTGTTTTTTGTTTATTTTATTTTTTTATTTATTCATTTTAGACATTAAATCTTTCATTCTAAGGAATTGAGGATTTTCATAAGTTTTGTTCTCAATTAAGTTAACTGCTGAACCTGTCGATGGAGTGTTTTCAATTTTACGCTCAAATGACTCATTCATTGGTTGACTTGTTGTAGGTGAAAGTTCGTCTTTAATTGTTTTGTACAAACCTTTAGATTCTTTGATTGATTCTACACCATCAAATCTTCTTAATATATTGATTTTTTCTTGTTTAGATGTTGAGTGTTCAGTAAACAAACGTGTAGCGTATGCTAAGTTTGAGTTGAATACCGCAACTTCATTCAATTTATTTCTGAAGATGTTTAATGCTTTTCTGTATTCTTCATTCTTTTCTCTAAGAACTTGTAATTCTCTTGAGTCGTTTTCTTTAAGTGCCATGTTAAATGCTGAGCCAGTTCTTAATTTTGGTAAACCACCTTTTCTACCTGCTCTGCTACCTGCACCTAATGTTCTAACTCCTTCTTTGGTTTCTGCTTTTTTAACTTCCTTGTTTTTACCAAGTTTGTCACCTAAGTTTTCACCTTCTTTATATTCAAATTTTGCTTTACCTGTACCAACTGATTTAGGAGCTTCTTTCATTTTTGTTTTGAAACCTGTTCCTTGATTCGGTTTGTTAGAGTAAACTTTTACGTTAGGGCCTTTTCCCATTCCAACTCCTTTTGGTTTGATAGATTTCTTAACAGATTTAGATTCGAACATATGTTCTTCTTCTTCTTCCATTTCTACTTCGTCTTCGTCATCAAATGTGATTTCGTAAACAATTTCAGAGTCATCTTCCATGTTTTCTTCTTCATCAAATTCTTCCGAGTTAAAGTCATCCATTCCTTCAGAGTCATCATCGTTAAAAACTTTGTCAACAATGTCGTCGATATTAGAATCAGATTCATAAAATTCCTCTTCTTCTTCTTCTTCTTCTTCGTTCCACATGTCCTCATCACTTTCACCAACAATCATATATTCTTTGTTTGCTTGAGTATCCTTAAGATTAATATTACCGCCAGCATCTTTAGTTACTACGATATTATCTTCAGGTCCCATCAATTGAAATACACGAAGAACTTCTTCGTCTGATTTGCCAGTTAAGTCAATAGGTTCTTCCATGTCCATATCTTCCATATCGTTACCACCCATAAGGTCGTCACTCATGTCCATATCATCCATGTCGTCTTCAACGTCTGTATCTTGGTTATCAACATCCATATCCATGTCATCCATGTCCATTTCAGTATCGTCTTCAACCTCATCGTCTGAATCTTGTTCAGATAGAGATTCTTTTACCAATTCTTTGATTTCTTGCGACATTGTTGAAGCAAGTATTCCTTTTGCGTTTTCGGCAACCGCTTCTTCCAAATTTTTCATTTGAATGATTGCTTCTTCTACTAATGATTTTTCTTTTGCCATTGTGAGTTTTCTATTTTTATATATAAATATATCCAATTGTGAAAAAAAATTAATTTATCTCAAATCCAATTAGTTTATTTATTATTTTATAAATATGTTCAATTTGACAAAAAATAAAAAAGGAGACCTTTTGGGCCTCCTTTTAATTTATTTAATGAAATTTAATTTATTCAATTACTTCATTAATTTTACTTTCAACGATTGCGGTGATTCTCCAATCTTGAGTGTAAGATTCAAAAATCTTAGTTATTTTTGCCTCAACATCAGTTGGGGTAAAACCTTTAACTAATTTTTCTTCTTTAATTTTTTTTACTTTACCTGATTCTGAGTCAACCGAATCGGTTGTGATTTTTGCCACGAAATACATTTCTCCTTGTTCCATAATTATTTTTTTTATCTGTTTCCTAAATAATCGTTCAATTTTTTCATTAAGTCAAGCGATTTGTTTCCTGAGTCCCCAACATGTCTTTCAACTGACATTCTTTTTTCTTCTTCAATGTTCTCCTCAAAATTACCTTTATCTTCTTTATTTAAGAAAAGGTAAGCTCCTGGTGTTGATGGTGAAGAAACTAAGTCAAAACAGATTAATTCAAAATCGTCTTGTACTTCATTTTGTTCGCCAATCTTTTTTAAAGAACCAACACCTCTTGATGATATACCGAGAGTAACACCTTGTCTTAAATAGTTTGCGGCCATATCACCTTTAGTTGATACAATTCCTCTTTCGTGAAATCCTGGACTTGTAAGTAATTTTAATTTACCCATTAAGGTTGGACCTTCCCACCACACATCGGTAATTAAATGAGATACTCTGTCCAAATCAATTAACGAAGATTCAGGGTGATTTAACTCAGATAAAGAAGTTCCTTTTTGAATTAATTTTTTATAATTGTCGGCTTCTCTTTTAAGGATACGTTCAGGATATATTCTACCGTTTCTATTAGGAGTATTATACTTTTGTAAAACCGCATAAAACTCAAATGGTTTAGAGTGGTCTAACATATTTGTAGATTCTAATATGAAAGAATTTTGTTCACTTTTTGGTGAAATATATCCAGCGTCGTACTCAACAAGAATTCCTTTTCCTGATTCGCCAGGTTTTATAATTTTTAAATTCATTTTTAATTTTAATTATAAATATTAAAGAGTTTCTATTTGTGTTAAAATTTCTTTTCTTTTACCGTTTTTAGTTGGGTGAAATTTAAAGTATTCATTTTCATTAAAACTTTGTTGTAACAAATCTTTTGTTATTTCTTTTAAAGAGTCACGTAATTTGATTGATTTAAAATCCATTTCTTGTTGTTTTAAATAAAAATTAACTTCTAAGTTTAAGAATGATTTTTTACCTGTTATTAGTCCGCTTGACCGTAAATCTAAATCAACAATAAAGTTATCATCAAATAGTCGTCTATCAATACTACTATGGATAATATGTTTTATTGAACGACTTAGATTTAAAACCACCCTATTCCAATTATCGGTGTTTTTTATTGGTTCTACCCATGTTTGAAGATTTAAATAAAGCGATTTAAAGTTTATTGAATCTACTGTACCATACACTACTTTTGTTGATTTGAATCCTTGGATTTGTGAGGTTTTCCCCTTTTTCATTAATTTCCATATTTTTATAGTTTATTTTTTAAAAAAATAGGTATATTTATATCAATAGTCAAAGAAATTTTAAGTTTGACGATATTTGTAATATATGCTAATAATCAAAATAGAAAAAGGTAACCTCGAAAGAGCCCTAAAAATGTACAAAAGTAAAGTCATTAAAACAAGACAAATGTCTGAATTAAACAATCGTAAGACATTCACTAAGCCGTCTGTGAAGAACAGGGAAAAGATGAAAAAAGCTAAGTACGTACAACAAAAATATAAATCTATCGAGAATTAAAGAGTCTCTTTAAGATTCTTTAATTTAAAGTAAGATAGTTTGTCATACTTTTCAGATTCAATTTTTTCAATTGTCTCGGTGATTCTATTTAAGGTATCGATATCTGACCCCTCTTGTAGGGTTTTTAGTTTTACAATTAATTCGTCTTTAACGGTCTCAAAATTCTCTTTTAATACAGAATCATCTGTAGATAAAAATTTCATTAAATCTTTCTTCTCAGACTCATTTAAACCATCAATATAACTTGTAATTGTTTTGTTTGCAACACTTACCATTGTCGCTAATGGTAATTTTATAATTTCTTTGTTAATTGGTGTGGAAACCATTAATGATTCTTTAATTAATTTTTTACTTTTAATTTTAGATTCAATAGTTAAAACATCGGTTGAAAATAATCCGTCAACTGTTTCATATAAGTTTTCAGATTTAACATTATCAGTCCAAGATTTTAAATTATTTAAATCGGATGGTTTAATTTTATTAATAGAGTTCTCATACATAGTAATACACTCGTAGATATAATCATTAACTGTATTTTCGTTTAAACCTTTATTAGAACTTAATTCATCGTATAGATAAAATATTTTACTAATATTTTTATTCTCTAATACTAATTTTTTAAAATTCTTTAATTCGTCTTTAAAAGTATTGTTAGAATACGATTCTAATAAAACTTTTTCTATCTTAGATTTTAATATACCAAACTTAATCATTTTCTTTTTTTATTATAAATATCAATCTTTTAGAAGTTTACTCAATTGTGCCTCCATTTCTCCTAAAGAATTTTTTCCTTTTGATAAATCGATGAACGAATCTTCATCTGTTAATGAGTTAGATTCTAATAAAATTTTTAAATTATCTCGTTTAAATGACTCAGGTGTAACACCTGCTTCTCCACCTGGTTCAGGACCTGGAGGTGGTGGTGGCATCATAGATTCTCCTCCTCCCATTTCTTCACCTCCCGGAGGTGGTGGAGCTCCTGCGTTTGCCGTTGAGCCTGATTTATTACCATATAATTTATCAACATTATCAAAGATACCTGAATGAGTAATGATTGTTGCGGTGTTTGTTAACTCAGCACCAACCGCTCTCTCAATACGTTGTTGTTGTAAATCAAGTTTAATATCTTCGTCAGAGAATCCTAACACATGTTTTTTAGCCCACGATACTGATACCGGAGCAATACCTTCAATTGCGGTAACCGCGTCTTTATAAAGTAAAATCTTTTCTTTCCATAAATCGACTTTTAATAAATCGGCTTGAGAAGATGGATTTGTTAACCCTAATGTAAAGTTTGATAATTCATCCTCAAATCCTAATAAGAATAAATGAACAATAGCAATCTTATTCAGTTCGGCAATCATACATTTTTGTATTCTATTAATTGTTCTTGCAAAACGGATATCCATTAATGATAAATCTTTACCACCACCAACAGGTTCTTCAAAACCTAAAAAGGCTTTAGGTACACGTAAGGCGGTTAATAATTTCTTTTGGATGTACTCAATATCAGCAATTTCAGATAGATTTGTTGCTCCTGGTAATGTTTCAATTGGAGATGCTTGTGCGGGGTCACGAACAGGAATAAAATAATCTTGGTCTACCGCCATTTGATTAAAACGTAAATCAACATTACCTGTTTTTGAATCAACAACTTGGTCTCTTTTAAATTTGTTTGCAACACGTTGTACATAAGCCTCAACATCTTTATCGTCCATATTACCAACAAATACTTTAAATACTCTTCGTTCAGGGGCTCTTGAAGTTCTATAGATTAACATGGCATCTTCAGATAATAATAATTGTTTCCAAATACGTCTTGCCTTTTCTAACATAGATGTACCGTAAGGAAGTTTTCTATCGTCACCTAATAATCTAAAATGGGCCATTTCCCATGAATTAAATTCCATGTCTTTAGCCTTCCATTTAAATCGTAAACCTTTATTTTCAATTGGTTCCTCAATATTTTGTTTTCCCGCTTGTGCTGGCATACCTCGTTCTAAACGTTCAATTTCAATGTTTGGTAGTTGCATACAACCAACAATACCTTTATCAGAATCTAACTTTAGATATACAAAGTTATCTCCGTATTTACAGGTATTTCTTACCCACATAGGTAAGTTTGTATTAATATCCATAACATTATTAAACAAGTCGGCCAATATTGATTTAATTCTTTTTGATTCGGAATAAATTTGTAACATGTATCCATTCTCATCAACGGTTGTTGATTCTTCACCATAAATGTCTAATGCCGCTGAAATTTCTGGAGTGTATTCCATTGATTCATAATCATAAAATGAAGATAATCTTGTTGGTTCGTAATAAACCGATTGAGTGTACATGTTACTTTCAATCTTTGTCCATTGATTCGCTAAATAATATGTTTGTTGAGCCTGTAATAACTCTTTTTCGTATTCTTCTTTAGAATTTGTTTTTAATAAGTCTTTTCTGTCAAACTTATATGTTGGGTAATCTTGGTTTAATAAGGCGTTAGGCCCAAATGCGTGGGATAACCTCTGCCATACTGTTAAATTTCCATTGTTGTTATTTTCCATGTGAATATTTTAATTCTTTCTAAAATAAATATACGAAAGGTTTAAACTAATTAAAGTATTCGATTTATTTACATTATTAAGAATATTCTATGGAGGACAGGTACCCCAAACAGGTCTTGACGAAGGTAATACCCATGATGTCGCTCCCGTATCAAATCCTGATGGTAAGGTTGGTATTAATGTTACACACCAACCACTTAAATCTCGGTTAAAGGTTGTCGCATTAAAAAACATTGAACCCATATTAGTTGTGCCCGATGTATTCCACGAACTAATATCCCCATTAAACGAAGATGCGTAACCAAACATTGCTAACATAGTTGTTACTTTGGATACATCCCAAGACCCAATATTTTGATTGAATGTTGAAGCATATGTGAACGTCTGTGTCATATCGGTTACTCCCGAAACATTCCACGAACCAATATTTTGATTAAACGATGTTGCAGAATAAAACATCTGGGTAACTCCTGTTGCTTTAGACATATTCCACAAACCTATATTTTGATTAAATGACGTACAACGATTGAACATATTAGCGAAGTTTGTGACCTTAGATACATTCCACGAACTAATATTTCCATTAAAAACCGGATTATATGAAAACATTTCAGACATGTTAGTTACATTAGATACATTCCATGAATTAAGACTTTGATTGAATGATGATGCTCCTTGAAACATAAAAGTCATACTGGTACTATTAGACACATTCCATGAGTTAATGTTTTGATTAAATGATGTGGCGTTAGTAAACATTGTAGCGAATCCAAGACCAGTTACTCCTGACACAACCCACGAACCAATGTTTTGATTGAATACAGTTGCACTATAGAACATTCCATTCATTGTTGTTACTTTAGACACATTCCATGAACCGATATTTTGATTGAATGATGACGCTCCTTTAAACATACTAAACATCGTAGTAACATTTGATACGTTCCAAGAACTAATGTCTTGATTAAAAGATGATGCCAAGTAAAACATTTGAAACATATTAGTTATACCTGACATATTCCAAGAATTCATATTATTAACCGTAGTTAATGAAGTACAACCATTAAACATATTTGTTAAATTGGTAGTTCCCGTTAATGTTAACACATCAGTAACACCTGATAAAGTAAGATTAGCACAACCATTAAAGTGAGCATTTCCCGTAACAACTAAAGGTCCCCATTTAACAACACTTATAATATTAAGACGATTAGTGGTATTATAACTGAAACCAAATCCATTAATTACTCCTGTTATTGTTATTGTATAGTCACCAGGTGTTACGTATACATGGGCTCTATTGGCATAACTATTAACCGATGAATTACCGTCACCCCAATTAATTGTTCCACTGAAAGTACCTAATGAGTAATAAGGTAAAGTAATTGTTTGATTTGAGGTAGTTGTTCTCCATACCGAAACAAATGCTGGTTGAGGAGTTGGTGTTGGTGTTGGTGTAGTGGTAGGCGTTAATGTGTTTGTTGGAGTTAAGGTAGGTGTTACAGTATTAGTAGGTGTTATAGTTTGTGTTGGCGTTGGAGTATTTGTCGGAGTATTAGTATTTGTTGGTGTAATAGTGTTAGTCGGAGTAATAGTATTAGTAGGTGTTGTAGTATTAGTAGGTGTTGTAGTACTTGTAGGTGTAGTAGTATTAGTTGGTGTTGTAGTACTTGTAGGTGTCATAGTATTTGTAGGTGTGGTAGTATTAGTTGGTGTTGGTGTATTTGTAGGGGTTTCTGTATTAGTTGGTGTAACAGTTCTTGTTGGGGTATTAGTACGAGTATTTGTTGGAGTATTAGTATTTGTCGGAGTATTTGTCGGGGTTTGTGTAGCGGTATTAGTTGGTGTGGTGGTATTAGTTGGTGTTGATGTGTTTGTCTGTGTAATTGTATTTGTTGGGGTGATAGTGTTTGTTGGAGTTATAGTATTTGTAGGTGTTACAGTGTTAGTTGGAGTATTGGTATTAGTTGGAGTTACAGTTCTTGTTGGTGTGTTAGTTGGGGTCTCAGTATTAGTTGGAGTTAGAGTGTTCGTAGGTGTAACTGTATTAGTTGGTGTGACAGTATTAGTTGGTGTCATAGTATTGGTAGGTGTCATAGTATTGGTAGGTGTTCGGGTTAGAGTTGGGGTAACAGTATTAGTCGGAGTGGTAGTTTGTGTTGGAGTAGGCGTTGGTGTAGGTGTAGGACAAATAACCACACAACTTAAACAATCTGTTTGAGCGGTTAATGGTAATGTATAAGTATATCGAGTGTAACTACCTCCGGTAAATTCAACGCAAGTCGCACAACCATTAAATCCTACAGTATCGATATAGTAAACGGTTCCTACATCAATTGTTTGGTCACCAGGAATGGTTTCTAATAAGAATATTTCATTATTTCTTGAGTCACAACAATCTACAAAATATCTAATTAAAGGAACAGGAATTGTTTTAGTTGGTGTCACTC